CTGCAGCAGATCATTCAAGACATTCCTGACTTGCGTGGAACATTCCAACAAGGGATTCGCAACGCAGTGGGGAGACAACTTTGGTCAGCAGTTCAAAGGAAAACTGGTTGGCGGTGTATACGGTCCTCAGATGGACTACTACGAAGGAAGAGAGCTGGAGAAGAGAGTGCTTCGTTGGTTCGTGAGTGTGGATAAGGTTGCTGATGCTGCAGTGCCTGATATGAGTGAAACAAGAGCGTACAAGAATCATATTAATGGGTATCCGCAGGGATCTACTCCTGCAGGAGATGGCTTCATGAATATTCCGGACGGAATTGATGAAGAACTTCCATTTAACTAGGAGTTGATAATATTGGATATTCAAATCGATACAAGAGAGAAGCAGCGTGCCATTCGCAAGATCATTAAGACATTTGATGATAATGGCGTGAAGCATTTCTCAAGCAAATTATTGGTCGGTGATTATATGAGTCTGGACAATCCCAGGCTCATTATTGACCGGAAGCAGAATCTGCAGGAGTTATGCGGGAATGTATGCCAGCAGCATGAGCGGTTTAAGAGAGAACTTCTTAAGGCAATTGATGCCGGTATACAGCTGGTAATTCTGGTGGAGCATGGAGCAGATATTAAGAGCCTGGAAGATGTGTGGTTTTGGGAGAATCCAAGAAAGCATGAAGTCCGGTGGCGTATGGTAAATGGTAAGCGAGAGAAGTATGTGGTATCAGCCAAGGCAGTTGACGGAAACCAGTTATATAAATCCTTGTGTACTATCCGTGATCGATACAATGCCCGGTTTAAATTTTGCGAAAAAAAAGATACCGGCAAAGAGATTATCCGGATCCTGTCAGGTGATGCCTATGACTAGTGAGGAAATCAAAGCAACATATAGCATGCGAGATATTCTGACCAAGTGTGGACTTCCTGCACCGAATCGTGCCGGTTTCTGCCATTGTCCATTTCATAAGGGTGATAGGGATCCATCTATGAAGGTTTATGATAAGGATTTTCACTGTTTTGCCTGCGGAGCTAACGGAGACATCTTTGATTTTGTCAGCAGATTTTATAACATTTCATTCAAAGATGCTTTCCGGATGCTCGGAGGCGATTATAAAAAAAACGATTCGTTCGCGTCAAATCTGGCAATATACCGCGCAAAAAAAGAAAGCGCGATGAAACGAAAAAAGGCAGAACGGGAGTGCCAGAGAAGAAAATTGATATATGACCTGATAGGAATATACCGGGAATATATGAACCGGGCAGAGCCATTATCAGATGCCTGGTGTGATTGTTACAATGCAATGCAGATGATGATATATCGTGCGGATATGATGGAAGAGAGGGCAGGTAATGAAAAACTTAATAGAATATGACAAAGAAAGTATCCTGTCCGAAGAGGTGTTTATAGAGATCTTCGAGCAGGAAGATGAGATTTTAAAAGCGAGAATGCTTTTATCTTGCCAGGAGCGAGCAAAGAAGCTCGGGGTTAAAACTGCCTTTGATGATCTGGTTAAGGCTTATAGAAAAGTTGAGAGGGCAGAAAGCAGGAGAAAATATAATCAAGTTAATACACTGGTTGAGAACTTCACGAATTTTACTGGTAAATACGATAACATGGCGTGTGGAGCGTGGATTGCATCAGATTCCGGGATTACTACGATGAATAAGGACTACAACAATGAGATTATTGCTTGTTATCACCCAATCCTGCCAATCAAGAGAATGAAAAACTTGGAGACTGGCGAGGAGCAGATCCAGCTTGCATATAAGCGAAATCATAAGTGGACTGAGATTACGGTGCCTAAAGACTTAATATCTTCCGCCAGCAAGATTGTATCATTATCTAAGCTTGGAGTTTCTGTAACATCTGAAAATGCGAGATTGTTGGTGAAATACTTGTCAGATGTGGAGAATCTGAATGATGATGATATCCCAGTTCAGATGTCTTCTTCGAAATTGGGATGGATTGGAGGAGGCTTTATTCCTTACGACACGGATATCGTATTTGATGGAGATATGCAGTTCAAATATATCTATGAAAGCATTCGGGAACATGGAAGTTTTCAGGTATGGCTGGAGCATGTAAAGCAGCTGCGGAAGTCTGGGCGAATGGAAATTAAGTTTTACCTGGCAGCATCATTTGCCAGTGTTCTGGTTGGACTTCTTGGCACCCTGCCGTTCATCGTTGACTTATGGGGAGACACTGAGGGCGGAAAGTCCGTGGATATGATGTTGGCAACATCTGTTTGGGCGAATCCGGCTGATAATGCATATATAGCGGACTTTAAGACTACAGATGTGCAGTTGGAGGTAAGGTCAGACTTATTGAATAACCTTCCATTAATGCTAGACGATTCTTCTAAGGTCAGCTCAAGGATTCGTGAAAATTTCGAAGGAGTCGTATATGATTTATGTTCCGGAAAAGGAAAGAGTAGATCCAACAAGGAACTGGGTATACGAAAAGAGAGCCGGTGGAAAAATGCGATTCTGACCAATGGTGAGCGTCCACTGAATTCTTATGTGACACAGGGTGGGGCAATTAACCGAATCATTGAAGTGGAATGCGAGGAGAAGCTGTTCGAGGATCCACAGTATACAGTTGAATTGCTCAAGAAGAATTACGGCCATGCCGGAAAACGTTTTGTAAAAATCATAAATGAGATGGGTGTAGACGAGATCCGAGAAATACAACAGGAGATACAGGCGGAAGTCTACAAGGATGATGTCATGCAGAAACAGAGTATTTCTCTGTCAGTAGTTTTGACGGCAGATCGAATCATTACAGAAAGATTATTTCGTGATGAGGAATACATAGATCTAGAATCCGCTAAGGCTATGCTGGCAAGTCAGGCAGAAGTATCAGAGCATGAGCGATGCTACCATTACCTGATTGATAAGATCAATATGAATAAGCAGCGTTTTTCTGTTGATGCGAATGTGGAGCAATGGGGAATTATAGAGCAACCGGGTGATTATGCTTTTTTATTTGTCCAGGCAGCAAAAGACTTGTGTATGCAGGGTGGATTTTCCTACAAGGCATTCCTGAACTGGGCGGACAGACAGGGCGTGATCCAGGTAGATAAAGATCGGCAGACAAAAACTAAGAAAATAAATGGCAAATCTGTAAGGTGTATATGTCTCAAAATCAATGAAAATGTGGATAAAGACGGTTTTGAATCAGCAGATGCATACGACCAAGAAGATTTACCTTTTAAGTAAAAGACACCAGTCACCAAGGTTGCCATAGAAAATGCATATATAAAAAGAAAAAAATATGTGAGTGTGGCATATACAAAAAAGTTTTCCATATGAGAAATGCTTGGTGACACTGGTGACCGACATTGAAAAATGGTTAAAAACGCGTTAACCACAGTGGTTTGCATAGGTCACCAAAACGATAAAAATATTGGCAACTTATTGGTGGCATATGGTGTTAGAGGAGCGTATATGGAAGAACGTATTAAATCAATATATAACGAGTGTTGGAAGATATACAAACAGTATCTTGAAACACGAGACATGGCGGAATGGAATCGGAACATGCTGCAGGTGAAAGAGAAGTATGGTGGAAAGCCTGATGTGGTAAACCTGCTTCTGTGGCACAGTATAAATGTGCAGGCGCTGCACGATCAGTCAAGGAGAGCGTAATGAAAAAAAAGAATGAGATGTACATTTGCTGCATTTGTGGAAAAGATATCTACCCAGATGAGGCGCAAGAATATGTAAAAACAAGGCGAGGCACGGAAATAAGGTTTCATAGAGCATGCGTAAGGAGGCGAGGTAATGGCAGTAATTCGTAGTATCAGAGGCGGTACAGCCGGTCTGAATGAAGAAGAACGGCTTACAATTGCCAGGCTGTTAATTAAGGCAGGATATTCCGTTAGGATTGGATATCGTGTGATTCCAGGTAATACAAAGGGCAAGAAAGAATATATCGTGGAGTATTGGGAAAAAGGAGAAGAATAGATGCAGAGATTGACACATAAAAGAGAGAGCGGTATGAAATCCGGATACTGGTCCCCGAATAAGAAACAGGAGCTGGTGGACAGACTGGCGATGTATGAGGACAGGGAAGATGCTAAGGACACAAATGTCCATGGCAAATGGATTCCGTGCAGTGAGAGATTACCAAAAGATAGACAGATTGTAGTAGCTGATATTGAATGCGGCATTGAGGACAGAATGTGCATATTTGCCTATTTTAAAATCGTTGATCATATGGAGTGCTGGATAAATGCCAATACAGGTTTTCATGTTCTAGCCAATGTTGTTCAGTGGACACCATTGCCGGAACCGTACAGACAAAACGACGAAGGAGTTGAGAACGATGCAAATTAAAGATTTCAGTAAGCCGATAATGTTACCGCATAATCAGCTTGCGCTGTCGGCAATATTCAAATTCAATGACCGGGTATTTATAAAAGTGTCTGAGGCTTACAACGATGATTTTAGCAATTCTTATGATTTAAGCAAAAAGCAGTTAGTACAATTCAGTCCAGACACAGAGGTAGAATACGTGAGAGGGACATTGATATTACACAGAGGAGATTGGAGTGAGGATAATGAGCGACAGTAAATGCCAGCGCCTCGATGCCATATCAGACCGTGACCAGATGGCAGAAAAGCCACCATCGGAAGAAGCAAGCAGACGCTTCCGGACACCGGCATGCTACAGCATATTGGGATATTTGGCAAGGCAGAAGGCGAAGAGGAATAAGATTGATACAGGGGAGGAGATAGGACGTGGACAAAGAATGCTTGAAAAGGTATCAGAAGAATCAGAAGGAATTACAGAGCCTTGAAAGAATTCTGGAAAGATTATATCAGCAGTTAGAGGACGTTCCTGAAATATCTGGTAAAGTAAGCAAGTCTTCAGATGACTTTCCCTACATAGAACAGCATGTTACAGTCAGTATGCAGGAGCCCAAAAGCGCTTCCAGGATCAAGGATAAGATCCGGGAGAAGGAAAACAGAAAGAAAGAGGTGCTGTCTGATATGGCACGAGCAGAAAGGATTGTCGTAGGAATACCGGAAGGATTGACACGACAGATTATGGAACAGGTGTATCTGGAAGGAATGAGCCAGCAGGAGGTTGGAGAAGCTATTGGATATACACAAGGAAGGATAGCACAGATCATAAAGACAGTAACAAAAGATTAATAACATTAATAATTTAGATATGTTATTATTATACTGAACTTAGTGAAAAGACAGATTTCCACGTTGAGTTCACTTCCTCAAGAAGTACATACAAAACCTAGAAGGAACGGCTTGGTGACAGGCCGTTCTTTTGTTGCATAATGTCACATTTTGGGATATTATGGAGATAGGGTTTGTATATACGGAGGAAGAGTGAAATGGCAAAGAAAAAAGGAAAAATTGAACGTAGCATACATTATTTTGATATTGACTTACAGAGGATAGGGAATAGTGGAGAAGATTCTTTTGTATCTTATAAGAACCAAGCAGCTAGAATGTTGTCCGTATTTAAATCTTTTCAAGAGTATAACAATAAGTTAAAAATAGAGAAAGATAAAAAAGAAAGACTTCAATTGCTTGAAGAAATGGAATATATAACAGAAAATGGAGATAAACTATATGTTGAAGTGGATGGTATAGATGAAAAAGAAAAAACTATCCGATTTAGATTAGTTTTATGTAGGC